GCCGTTGACAGTCCCGCCCGTCTTTGCTGATGGGCAATCAAGGCGGGAAAGCCCTAAAATGGCTTCCCGCCCATTTCAATTTTGAGAGAAAAATCTGTCTGCTTTTTGTGAGTGTGTCCACAGGTTCGGGACATTTTGTCCCGAAGTCCGGCGTGGGACGAGGGAGGGGCTTTCATATACGCCCTGTCTGCTGATGAAACCAACCCTGTGTTTGCGGCTCCACGCCACACAATCACAGCCTTGTTTTCCTGCTGCTTCAAATGTCCTTGCCCTCCCGGTTGGCAACCCCATTTTCTCAGCAACGCCGACAGAGCGTATAACACACTACACTTTGCAAGCAAAGTTGTGTGCCAAAGGGGTGCCCCTTTGGAAACCCTATTTTGTGGTCGTGTGTAGCCACACTTCCTCCAAAATGCAAAATAAGCGGTCACAATCTACTGTAAAACCACAGCCGGATTGACCGCTTATTTTGTTGTATCCCTCCCTCGTTTCCCCTATCTGATGTACGAATATATTCCCTTAAAATATGCTTAATACGGGTTGAAAGAAAACCGTAAAAGTGATATACTAAGCATAGAGGAAACAAGGAGGTTACAGCCCATGAGAGAATTAGGAGAACGCCTGCGGAGATTGCGGGAAAGTGTGAAGCTGTCGCAGGTAAAGATGGCGGAACTTTTGGGAGTGAAGCAGTCCAGTATCAACCGTTATGAGCAGGGGCAGTCGGCTCCCTCTTTGGAAACGCTTGTAAGGTATGCGGATTATTTTGATGTATCATTGGATTACCTGCTTGCCCGGACAGACAATCCGCAAGGCAAGCTATATGAATACCGTCCGAAGATTGCGCCGGGGAGTGAGGAAATGAAGCAGTTTATTGAAATGTGTTTTGATCCGCAATCTCCGCTGAATGAAAAATTAAAACAGACGCTTCTTGAAATGATGGAGGTGGAGAAAAAATGAAAGGTGTGATTTACGCCCGTTATTCCTCTGATAACCAACGAGAAGAAAGTATTGAGGGACAGTTGCGGGAATGTAAGGAGTATGCAGAACGCAACGATATTACAATTTTAGGGACTTATATTGACCGGGCATTGTCAGCAAAAACAGATAACCGCCCCGAATTTCAACACATGATTAAAGACAGCGCAAAAGGCTTATTTGATGTTGTCCTTGTATGGAAATTAGACCGCTTTGCCCGGAACCGTTACGACAGCGCACGATATAAAAACCTTTTGAAAAAGAATGGCGTGAAAGTCATTTCCGCAAGGGAGAATATTTCCGAGGGCAGCGAGGGAATTATTCTGGAAGCCATGTTGGAGGGATATGCGGAATACTATTCTGCGGAACTCTCTGAAAAGGTTATCCGGGGACTGACCGACAATGCGTTGAAATGTAAGTACAACGGCGGTACTGTTCCGATGGGATATTATATTGACGAACAACAGTATTATCAAATCGACCCCAAGACTGCCCCGGTGGTGCTGGAAATGTTCACGAAATATAGTGAGGGTGCAACCATGCAGGAGCTTGTTAATCTATTGAATAGTCGGGGTATGCGTTCCATTCGTGGCGGGAAAATCACGCTGAATATTATGAACCACCTTTTGAAAAACCGCCGCTATATGGGTGAGTACAGTTATCGTGATGTAGTCAAGGAGGACGGTATTCCGGCGATTGTGCCGAAAGAATTATTTGAACGGGTGCAGGAACGGCTGGCGAAGAACAAAAAGGCTCCTGCCCGTCACAAAGCCGAGGACGATTACCTTTTGACAACGAAGCTGTACTGTGGGAAATGCGGCTCCTTTATGGTGGGAGAAAGCGGCACAAGCCATACGATGAAAGTACACCGTTATTATCGCTGTGTGAATACCAAGAAAAGGAAGCTCTGCGACAAGAAAGCAGTCAAGAAAGACTGGATTGAAGATTTGGTTGTCAACTATACCATGAAAGCAATTATGAATGATGAAGTCATGGAACGGCTGATTGATACGCTGATGGAGTTGCAGAAGAAAGAAAGCACCGACCTGCCCCTTTTGAAAAAGCAGCTTGCAGAAACGGAAAAAGGTATTAACAATATGCTCAACGCCATTCAAGCAGGGATTTTTACCCCGTCCACCAAGCAAAGACTAGACGAGTTGGAGGAAACCAAAAGCCAACTTGAAGTCAGCATTTTACAGGAGGAAATGCACAAGCCCCTGCTTACAAGAGAACAGATAGCATTTTTCATTTACCGATTCCGCAAATTTGATGTGACAAAGCGGGAACAGCGGCAAAGACTGATTGACAGTTTTGTAAATGCGGTGTATCTTTATGAGGACAAGATAATCCTTACTTTCAACTATAAGGACGGTTCTAAGACCATCACACTGGCGGAGGTTGAGGGTTCGGATTTATCCGTACTCGGTGCACCATAACAGTTAAGGTAATTGATACAATCGTATCAGTTACCTTAACGTTTTTTTATGCCCAGAAAAGGCTGTAATACTGGGCTTTTTATCAAATCAATGCACCCGCTGTTCTTTATAAACCACAATATATAGTATTTTACGTAGTGAGTATTCTTGACTAATCACCACATATACGCTTCAATTCGTTTTTTGACTTGGCTATCGTTTTTCGATTAGTTTACCATAGAGCACCCTCGATTCAACCGAGGGTGAGAGAAAAGCCCTCTGTTTAAAAGAGGACTTTCATAATATAATGATGCTGTTTTTACAGCATTTCCGTGACCTCGGTGCCGTTCTTGAAGGTGAAAACTACTCTGCCGCCCTTGTGGACGGTCACATGATCGACCAGAGCGTTCCATGTTTCGTCCTTGAATACCATCGGCAGGTCGTACAGTTCACCGAGCTCAAAGAGGAATCCGCTCAGAATATCGCCCTTGAGCTCCTGAAGCTGACGCTGTTCCTGTAATGCCGCCAGCCGCTTTTTTGCCTTGTCGTAGCGGTCGATATAGCCATCGTAGCGGCTTCGGTATTCCGTCTGGTCGAGTGTGGTACTGGCGTTCTCGTCAACCAGCTTCTGTACCAGCCCGGAAAGCACATCAATCTCACTGGTTATCTCTGCGACTTCCTTATCGATGGCATTGAAATCAGTGAATGCCGTATGCAGAACCCTGCCATCATCGATGAGAGCCTCGCGGTCAATCATCAACTCGCTGACCGCCTTCAAGAACATCGCCTTTATGTCATCTTCATATAAATGAGGGGTTCGGCATTTTTCGACACCCTTGAATTTGCCGTTGCACTGCCAAATGGTACGGCGGTACTTGCTGTTGGAATGCCATACCTTTGAGCCATAATACCCACCGCAGTCTCCGCAGATAAGCTTTGCCGAGAATGGGCTTAGGCTGTTTTGATGTCGCCCGGTAGCTTTCCTTCGTAGCATTTCGTTCTGGACTCTATCCCATTCCTCCGGACAAATAATCGCCGGATGACTGTTTTCAACATAGAACTGAGGAACCTCACCCTCGTTGGGCTTCATCTTTTTTGTCAAAAAATTTGTTGTAAACTTCTTTTGCAGGAGCGCCGAGCCTTTGTACTTCTCATTGGTAAGAATGCTCTCAATCGTGGTGGCCTGCCACTTTTCTTTACCACCCGGTGTGGGAACACCGTTCCTTGTGAGGCTGGCAGCTATCGCATTTGTGGTCTTACCCTGTATGAATAAGCGGTAGATGGTTCGCACCGTTTCTGCTTCCTCCGGTACAATCTCCGGCAGCCCGTCCGCGCCTTTTCGGTATCCGAGGAACTGCCCGTATGGGATGCTGACCTTGCCGTCGGCAAAACGCTTCCGTTGACCCCATGTGACGTTTTCAGAAATTGAGCGGGATTCCTCTTGCGCCAGACTGCTCATGATGGTGATAAGTAGCTCCCCCTTGCTGTCGAGGGTAAAAATTTGCTCCTTTTCAAAATACACCTCAACGCCTTTTTCTTTGAGCTTTCGTACCGTTGTCAAACTGTCTACGGTGTTTCGAGCGAAACGGCTGACGGATTTTGTAACGATAAGGTCAATCTTGCCGTCCAGAGCATCCTGAATCATTTCATTGAAGCCGTCTCTGTGCTTTGTGTTCAAAGCCGAGATGCCTTCGTCCGTGTATACGGTGACGAACTCCCAATCAGGCTTCGACTGGATATAATTGGTGTAATAATCCACCTGTGCTTCATAGCTCGTCTGCTGTTCTTCGCTGTCGGTAGAGACACGGGCATAACCCGCCACACGCTTTCGGACGGCAGCATTGCGAGGAAGTCCCGTGTGCATCATCCGTGTCGCTGGGATGACCGTTATATTTTTTGCTGCCTGCATCAATGCTCACCTCGCCTCTGTGTTTTCTTTCGTGCGGCTTCCCGCATCTCCGGTGTCCAGCTCTCCGCTCTGGAACGGTCTGACCATCGTTTAACGGTTTCTATGCCGTCTTTGAAGCAGAACACCAGCGTATTGCCGACCTCCACTCTTACAGCCGTTATTTTGTTGTAAAAGGCATCTGCATCAAATGTGTCGGTGCCTAACGCTTCGGCGGCGACAGTCATGAGTGTATCCTCCGGTATCTGCTTGGAGGCGCAGGCGGCTTTACCGAGCGTATTGTAAGTAGAGCATATCCATACGGGACCGGTGGCGGTAACCTTTCTGCGATAGTGCTTCCCGCAGATGGCGCAGGTCAACAGCCCTGTAAACGGATAAACTTTTTGACCGCTGCCGGTGCGCGTATGCTTCTCCGCTCGACAAGCTATTTCAGCCTGTACCGCCTCAAAGGTTTCAAGTGGGATAATTGCTTCGTGCGTATTGACGGCATGGTATTGCGGCAGCTCGCCGTTGTTGACGAGCGTCCGCTTGGTCAGATAATTCTCCCGAAAAGTCTTCTGTAAGAGCAGATTGCCCGTATAGGCGTAATTCCGCAATACCTTCATCACGCTGCTTTTACACCACAGATTGCCGTTACGAGTGCTGATATGTTTTTCATTTAATGTTTTCATAATCGCCGTAATTCCCAATCCTGTGGTATAATAGGAATAAATCTTGCGGACGATTTCTGCTTCCTCCGGCACGATGATGTATTTGCCGTTTTCGTAGCGATATCCGAGCATGGTGCCGTTCCACGGCATTCCTTCATGGAAATTCTTTCTAATGCGCCATTTCTGGTTTTCACTGGCTGAGCGGCTTTCCTCCTGCGCGTAGGATGCCAAAATGGAGAGCATCAGCTCTCCGTCGGCGCTCATTGTGTGAATGTTCTGCTCCTCAAAGTACACATCTATGCCGAGGCTCTTAAGCTCCCGCACCGTTTCCAACAGTGTAACCGTATTCCGTGCAAAGCGTGAAATCGACTTTGTGATGACCATATCGATTTTTCCGGCATGGCAGTCGGCAAGCAGTCGCTGGAAACTTTCACGCTCATCCTTTGTTCCGGTTTTCGCTTCGTCGGCGTAAACGCCAACATAAGTCCAGCCCCGGTGCTTCTGAATGAACTCGCTGTAATAACTGACCTGCGCCGACAGCGAATGGAGCATTGCGTCCTTGCCGGAGGATACCCGCGCATACCCGGCGACACGCTTTAGCTGCTCTGACGGCGGCTTGTAGAATATGGTCTGTTTTATGCTGCGTTCCATGTTTTTCCCTCCCTTGTATCAATATTCGGTACTCTATATATTGCTCTAAAAGCGAGATATATCAAGCGGTTTCGGCAAATATACTATCCGAAGATAAGCCGTATTTGCGATTGATAATTGTGTAAGCTTTACGCCTGTCTGCCTGCGTAAAGCAGCCATCCTCTACCAACCCGTCGATTAGGGCGAGGGTGGTGTGATACCGCATCATGGTATCGGCGGCGTATTTATCCGGCTTGTTTTCCGCGGCTGCTCTGATAGCATGTCCTTGAACAGTATTTACGATTTTTTTTGCCATAGCTTTCGAACTCCTTCCCGCAATATTGACACACGAGAGTGTAATATGCTTTCTTGTTGATTTGTTCCTGATGGGCGTTCCACCATGAGGTACGGCATTTATCCGAGCAAAACCGTTTTTCTCGCCGACCTGTCGGCTGAGAGAATGTGTTTCCGCATTGGACGCAGCGGTGCGTTCCGGGCAAGTCCGGGTGCCTGCGGATATATGACTTGACCGTGTTGGGCGAGAGCCGGAGCGCAGCCGCAATCGCCGACGCTCCCTGCCCGTTGAGCCGCATTTCCGTGATGGTTTTTATTTCTGATGGTCTCATGACTGCACTCCTTTTCCCGCCGAAGGTCATTTGCTCCGGCGCATTGTGAGCAGGCGTTCCATGACGTCGTCTGCGGGCGTCCAAGACGTGCTGCAATCCATAGAACTGTTTTCACGAACGACTGCGTATATTTGATTCCACAAGGCATTGGCATGTTTGGAATATTCACGTGCCATTGAGACATACGGCGATGTGATGGGAGCGCCGGTGGTCGGATGCTTGGCAAGAAAGCCAAATGTCGATATGGCTTTTTCACACTGAATCCAACGAGCCGCTGCTACCGCGTACTGCTCCAAGCTCTGCTGGGTGACCATCTGCTCACAGCGGAACTTCCGAAGCCACTCCCATGTGGATTTGTATATCTCATTTGCCACAAGCTCCTGACCGTTTTTCTGCTCGTCCGACAGGAACTCATGAGGCGGCGGCATCTCCGCGCCTTCCAGCTCTACCGGCTCCGGCAGTGGAATACCGACCGATGTGTATTTGCTGCGACCCTCTGTCATTTTATCTGCAAGCGGCTTTCTCGGCCTGCCGCCGGTGCCGGGTTGCGGTCCTCTGTTTCCCATAAAAAGCTCATCCTCCTTCATTTTTGAAACTTTTTGGTCAATACCCTAATAACTTATGCGTTTTTTTACACGAAGCCCCACGCCGCTGTCCGCATCGAAAAGTCGTAGAGGTAAAATACCCCCACCGGTGTCATCGGTCGCTGTTATGTTTGTTCGCTTCAAGAGTTATCCGTGAATGACACGCCTTGCACAGCGCCATGAGATTGTTCATGTCGTTGGTGCCGCCCTGACTAAGCGGGAGAACGTGGTGTACCTCCTCGGCAGGAGTCAGCTTGCCATGCTTCTTGCACTCTTCGCAGAGAGGGTGTGCTTTGATAAAGCGGTCGCGTATTCTTTTCCAAGCACGACCGTAACGCTTGTTTGTCTCCGGCTCACGCTGGAAATGATTGTAGTGATAGTCCATCTGCTTCTGGTGCTCGGCGCAGTAAAGACCGCTCGTCAGCTTCGGACAGCCGGGGTACTGGCACGGGCGTTGTGGTTTCTTTGGCATGATGTCACCTCCGTTCAGGCACAAGAAAAGCCACCACAGGATTTCTCCCGCGATGGCTTCTCGTTGTCACACTTTCTATACTACCATTATACTATATTCCCCTATAACATCAACTCTCATTCACTCTCCACTTTCGGAACGACCACCGTTTTCAAAGCCCAGTCGCGCATCCGAAAGGTATGCTGGATGCTGTAGCCCATCTTGGCGGCGACCTCCTCCCATGTGCAGCCACAGAGGAAGCGAAGCTCCAGTAGTGTCTGATATTCCTTGTTGTCCACGGCTTTTATCGCCGTCACGATTTGCCGCTTGATGTCAACCAGACGATGAATGTCGGCGTCAATTTCAGTCTGAAGGTCAACTATCTTTGCGACAGCGTCTGCCATAGAGGACAGGCTGTGACTGGGGTTACGGGGCATACCAGTGATGGTGGATGTGCATTTTGTTGCCAGCTCATTGAGCGACGCTATCTGTTCGAGCTTGCTGTCGATACGCAGGTCGAGGCGGTACGCCTGACTGAGAAAGTCCAAAGCCGTCATATCACCGCACCTCCATCGCTTGCACCTGCTGCAGCAGCGTTTCACCATCCAGATTGGAAAGTGTTTCAAACCAGCCGGAGCGGAGAAAGCGTTCCACATCGTCTCGTTCGCTTTCGTTCCTGATGATTTTGTCCCGAAGAGAACGCTTGCGTTTGTCCGACTTGGCTTCCTCTGTGTCGAAGTCGGGTGTATGCGGGTGACGTTTCAAAAAATGTAGTGCTACGCGGTAGTCCTTGATGGCTTGTACAACGATGGCGTTTGCGAGGTTTTCGTAAGTGGTCTCCATAATCTGTACCTCCGATATTTTAATTCACTCGGATTGGCACGGATTGTCGTATGTTGTCGTTGATTGTCTTATTTTGTCAAATTTGCCTTTACGGCTGCAATCAGGGCTGACTGCGTTTTATCCTTCCGACGCAGCGCCGCCATGATGTCGCGGTCGATGGTGCCTTTCGTGATGATGTGATGTATTACCACCGTCGCTGCCGTTTGACCCTGCCTCCAGAGCCTTGCGTTCGTCTGCTGATACAGTTCCAAGCTCCATGTCAGCCCAAACCATATCAGCGTCGAGCCGCCGGATTGAAGGTTCAAACCGTGTCCTGCGGATGCGGGGTGGACAAGAGCCACAGGAAGCTCACCGCGATTCCAGCGGGTAATGCTATCGGGCGTGTCCAGCTTGGAAAACGGTATATGAAGCGAGTGCAGTCGCTTTTCGATGCGCTCAAGGTCATGCTTGAACCAGTACGCCACCAGCACGGGCTTGCCGTTTGCCGCTTCAATCAAATCCTCCAAAGCGTCCAGCTTGCGGTCGTGGATACGCACTGCATTGCCGTTTTCATCGTAAACCGCACCGTTTGCCATTTGAGAGAGCTTGCCCGCAAGAGCCGCCGCGTTGACCGCGTCCACATCGCCGTCGTCCAGATTGAGAATAAGGTCATTCTTCATGGTATGGTACAGCTCCATCTCGTCCTCGGAGAGCGTGACCGGCACCTCGTTTATCACGCAGTCCGGCATCTTCAGGTAATCGGTGGATTTCATGCTGATGGTGATATCCGACATCAGCCGGTAGATGTGCTCCTCCGCTCCGGGCAGCGGTTTATATGAAAACACGATTTGCTGGTTGCGCTTGTCCGGGGTAAAGAAGCGACCACGGTATCCACCGATGAAGCGACCGAGCCGTTCTCCCATATCCAGTAGCTTGTACTCCGCCCACAAATCCATAAGCCCGTTGCTGCTGGGAGTGCCGGTCAAGCCCACGATGCGTTTTACCGTCGGGCGCACCTTCATCAGCGCCTTGAAGCGTTTTGCCTGATGTGACTTGAAGCTCGACAGCTCGTCGATGACCACCATATCGTAGTTGAACGGGATACCGCTGTCCTCGATGAGCCACTTGACGTTCTCGCGGTTGATGATGTGGATGTCCACATTGCGCCGAAGCTGAAATCGGCGCTCCGCCTCAGTGCCGACCGCCACGGCGTAGGTGAGGTCATGTAGGTGCTCCCACTTTTCGATTTCGTCAGGCCACGTCTGGGTAGCCACACGGAGCGGCGCGATGACGAGGACACTGCTGACCTCAAAGCTGTCGTACATAAGCGCCTTTATGGCAGTCAGCGTAATAACGCTCTTGCCAAGCCCCATGTCCAGTAGAATTGCAGATACAGAGTGTGCCAGTATGAAATTCGTCGCATAGGTCTGATATTCATGAGGATTGTATTTCATCCAGCACACCTCCAATCTGCTCTTCGCCGTCGATGACGTATACCTTAAAGCCTAAGCGCCGAAGCAGTCCATGCCTTGCAAACTGTAACGGACGCGGTTTGCAGCCCATAGCCTTGACCTCCACGAAACCTATATGACCGCCCGGTAAAAGCACAATGCGGTCGGGCATTCCGTCAAAGCTCGGACTTATGAATTTCAGCGCAAGTCCGCCCATGTTTTTCGTTGCCACCACCAGCTTGCGTTCTATCGTCTGTTCTCTCATTCCGATTTCCTCCGTATATCAGTGACAACCTCGACAACTTTTCCTATACGCGCAAATACGCGTGTGACAGGTACACTATTTCCTATTAAATATTTACCTTTTTGTGCTATATAGAAATTGTTGTCAGGCTGTCTAAAATGGGGTGAAATTTGCCCCTGTACTAAGGTTTTCAGGGCTGACAACCCCTGTGACAAAGACAAGCTCCAGAGGTTGTCAGCATGGGTTGTCATACGCGACGGTATAAACGCTGCTGCCCGTATAAGGGCTGCGTTTTGCGTTCGTCGGTTTTGTGCCAGCCCTCGATGTGAAGCATCATCGCTGCTATCGCATAGGAATCGGCGGGCTTGATGTCCTCCTTGCGTTTGCCGAAGCATTCGCACCATATTTCCAGATTGCTGACCGCATCGCGCCGCACCATGCCTTTCGGCTGCACAGGCGCGTCCGGGTCGCGGATATATTCCTGTCGCGCATAGATATCCATATCCGCCCAGTTTTCCGGCAGCAGCAAATCCAAGGGAATCTCTGATTTAATCCGGGCTACCGCGCATGCGCGAGAGATGGTAAAATAACACCATCAAAACGATGGAGGAA